GTGCTGAACAACAAGTATAAATAGATAAAAGGATTTCAAGATGGCAAGAATATTTTCAATAGAAGACGGAAACATATCAAAAAAGCCTATTATTACGTCTCAAAATAGAACGTATACTGATGTTGATTTGTCTTTTAAAAAGAAAAATAACGGAGAACTTTTTAAGAAAACAGATGCCGCGGCTGTGAAACAAGCTGTAAAGAATCTACTATTAACTAATTTAGGTGAAAAACCTTTTCGACCTTTTTATGGCGGAGATTTAAATCGATTTTTATTTAATCTTTCTGAAGAATTTGATGAGATCGAAATTGAAGATACTATTGCTTCTGCCATGGCAATTGACGAACCAAGAGCTCAATTGCAAAGCGTAAAATCAGTTTTGTCACCAGATTATAATTCAGTTCAAGTAACGGTTAATTTTCAAGTAGTAAGTACACAAGAGCCGGTGGAACTCAATATCACACTTGCGAGGTTAAGATAAATGTCTACAATTATTAGATCATCAGATTTAGATTTTGATGCAATTAAAACAAATCTAAAAACGTTTTTTAAAAAACAAACAGAATTTAAGGATTATGATTTTGAAGCGAGTGCAATGTCTAATATTTTAGATGTTCTTGCTTATAACACTCATGTCAATGGATTAATTGCAAACTTTGCTCTTAACGAATCGTTTTTACCTTCTGCACAATTAAGATCTTCGATTGTGTCACATGCAGAAACATTAGGTTATTATCCAAAATCAAAAACTGCATCGACTGCAGTTGTCAATTTAACAGCAGCAACTTCAGATACTTCTACTGCTTCAGCAAGTTTACCTATCAATTCAACATTTAGTGTTAATATTGATGATGTCACTTACACATTCCAAACATTAGAAGCATTTACTGCTGTCAATGACGGTAGTGGAAATTTTGTTTTCAAAACATCAGCCGGTAGTTCAAATATTACGATCACAGAAGGAACTTTAAAGACAAAGACGTTTGTTGTTGGAGATACTACAGATCAACAAATCTATGTGATTCCTGATGAGACGATGGATACAACTACAATTAGTATTAAAGTATACGACACAATTACTTCATCATCATTTGATACATATACTGACATTAATGACTCAGTTAGAATTAATACCAATTCAACTGTTTATATTGTAAGAGAAGCTCCTAACGGATATTATGAAATTACTTTTGGTGAAGGAAATGTCTTAGGAAAATCTCCTTCTGCGGGCAATAAAATTGAAATTACGTATCTAAGCAACTCAGGAGCAGATGCAAACGGCGGTGGCAAATCAACTAATCCTTTTAGTGCAGACGCTCAAGTGACTATTGGAGGAACACCAAGAACATTGACAGTAAGTACTGTTACAACGTCAAGTGGTGGTTCTGAAAAAGAAAGTATTGAATCAATTAAAGCAAATGCTCCTTTGGCATTTGCAACTCAACAGAGACTAGTAACGGCTGAAGATTATAGAGCTTTGATTTCTGAAAGATATTCTACTGTTGTTAAAGATGTTATTGCATGGGGTGGTAACGATAATATTCCTGCTGATTACGGTAAAGTTTATGTCAGTATTAATTTTAAAGATGGTATTACTGCTGACGCTCAGACAACAACTAAAAATAATATCAAAACAACACTGTCTGATAACTTAGCAATTATGTCTATTGATACAGAGTTTGCTGATCCAATTGATTCGTTTTTAGAATTAACTACTAATTTTGATTTTGATCCGGATTTATCGGGAACAACTATAGAAACAATGCAAAATGCAATTCAATCTGATATTACTTCGTTTTTTAACTCAAATCTAAATACATTTGAAGCTGTATTTAGAAGATCAACTTTACTTGCTCGAATCGACGAATTAGATACTGGAATCCTTAATTCTAGTATTACAGCTAAAATACAACAAAGACTAACGCCGACTAGTGATCAATTAAATTCAATTACAGATTACGTAGTTCAATTTCCGGTAGCACTTGCTCAACCGGATGACGTTAACCATATTATAACTTCATCTTCAATAACTTTCAACGGGAATACTTGTACTATAAAAAATAGACTAGAATCCAATGTTCTTCAAGTTGTCAAAGGAGATGGAACAGTATTACAAGATAATATTGGATCATATAATACTGGTAATGGAAAAGTAAATATTGCAGGTCTTAATATTAGCGCGTTTGAAGGAGATGCTATAAAGTTTTCAGCCACACCAGCAAATCAATCTACTATTAAACCATTAAGAAATTATATTCTTAAATTTGATCCTGTGCTTTCAAATGCAACAGGAAATATTGATTATCAAAATACGGCAGTGACTCTCACATGACGCATTCATTAGATAAGAACAGAAGAAATCAAGAACTTTTTTCAGCAACAATTGACGGTGCTCTGCCATCTCATTTTGCTGAACAGTATGGAGAAGATTCAGGAAGCTTAATAAAGCTTTTAGATCTATATTATCAATTCTTAGATAGTTCTGGAGCTAATTCTTTCGGATCTGATATTCATAATCTATTTACTGCTAGAGATATCTCTGAAACAAATACAAAAGGATTAGACCAACTAATCGGTGAAATTGGTAACGGGCTTACAGCGTCAGCATTTTTCCAACAACCTCGCTTAATGGCAAGACTTTTAGCTTCTTTTTATAGAGCAAAAGGAACTTTAGTTTCAGTAGAAGGTTTCTTTAGAGGATTTTTCAACGAAGAAATTTCTGTCGAATATCCCAAAGATCAGATTTTTATAGTAGGCGAATCTAATATTGGATGGGAAGATCAAAAGTTCATTCAAGATAATGCGATTTATCAGATCTTTTCAATCTTAATTAAAAGCGGATTATCAACCGCCGATTATATTAACTTATATAAAAGATTTGTTCATCCAGCAGGATTTCATATCGCAGGTAGTTTGCAGACAAGTACAGAAGTTGGTATTGGTGTAGGAGCAGGTACTGTTACCGATCCGTTAGATTCTGACGAAGGTCTAATTATAGGAACTGAGGCTACACTATCAACACAAGCATCGCTGAATGCTGTTACTGCTTTCCTTGATGGAGATTCTGGAGCAGCAATCAGAGTTGATCAAACAATCGCAGCTTATCAAGATGTTCCGTTGAACTTATTAGGAACAGATTCAAGCAATGATGGTGGTTTCTATCAAAGCATAAGATCATTGCTGACACCAAACTCATTTACATTTGATGATAGTTCTTTCAGAGATAGTAATCTGGCATCAGGTCCTGACTTCTCGCTCTCATTAGAAACTATGGATAATGCAATGTTTGATAGTTATAACACAGAACAGCTGTTAATCTGATATAAATAACAGTAAGAAATTAAAGGTGAAAAATGGCTAGACAAAATATAAGCACAGGCACTACAGCAAACGATGGCACTGGAGATACTTTAAGATCTGCAGGTACTAAAATTAACAGTAATTTTTCAGAAATATATACTCTCCTTGGAGGTGATGCTGATACATTAACTTCACAAATTTCATTAGGTACCGATGGAGTTATATTTGAAGGTAGTACACCTGACGCATTTGAAACTACATTAAAAGTAACTGATCCAACAGCTGACAGGACAATTACTTTTCCAGACACAGATGGTAATGTTATTTTAGATACTGCCACTCAAACAATTACAAATAAAACTATTACAGTAAAAGATATCATTTATGATGTTACTAACGTATCAGGTGCAGTTACACTCACAACAACGAATGCATATATTAAATGTATCGGTACGACATATACATTAGACTGGAATGAACCTGCTACCACAACTGGGGAATTAAAAATCTTTACTAATACGGGAAGTGGCACTGTATCAGTTACGGTTAACAGTGGAGATGACTTTTCCTTAGCTTCCGGTTCAACTAAAATGTGTATTGCAGATGGTACTAACTGGCTTCAATTAACTTAAGAGATAGAAAATGACAGCAATTATTACAGACCCTTTGAAAACCAGACTCGCTCAACTAATGTTGGACGAAGTAAATGATACTACAGATTCGGCACAGTATTATATTGGCATTGGAAAATCAGATCAGTATTCAGATGCAAATGATAATATTATTAGTCCTGTGCAAACGTTACAAGAAGAAAGAGAATTTAGAAATAATCTTCAATCAATTATTAAAGTTGGAGCAGCTTCTTTAGTAATACCTCGATATAATTGGTCAGCTGGTTCTACCTATTCCGCTTTCACGGATTCAGTAGTAGGAATTCCTACTAATTCGTATTATGTACTAACTGAAGATAACCATGTTTATATTTGTTTAAAAGCTGGTACTGGTTCAAGCTCTGTTCAACCTGATTATACCGATAATAGTCAAAATCCTGGTCAGCAAGTTACATCTATCTTCGAAACATCAGATGGTTACAGATGGAAATATCTCTATGAATTAAATGCGTCTGATACTAGTTCATTCTTAAGTGCATCATTCATTCCGGTGAAAAAGGTTTTTGGAGCAGGAGTTGGTGGTGCAGAAACTACCCAAGTAAGCGTTCAAAATGCTGCTGTTGATGGTAAAGTAATTGGATTTGTTATTGATTCTGGAGGAGAAGGATATTCTTCAGCCCCAACAGTTACAGTTATTGGTGATGGAACTGGAGCAGTTGCTGGTACAGCTACTCTGTCAGGTGGAGGAGTTAGTATTATTTCTATCGACAGTGCTGGAGGCGGAGGATCTGGCTACACAATTGCTGATGTAGTAATTAGTGGAACACCGACAAAACCAGCAAAGATCAGACCTGTAATTGCACCAATTGGTGGAATCGGGGCAGATCCAAGACAAGATTTAAAAGCAAAATCTATTATGTTTAATGCGAAACCAACTGGAACTAACACTAATACTTTTGTTATTGATCAAGATTTTAGACAAATCGGATTAATTAGAAGTATGGAAAGACACGATAGTGCTGGTGGTGATGGTTTTGTAATTGGTACCGCTGCTGAAAAAGCATTAAGAGTAATTCCAGTAACATCTACTGCAGTCTTTTCTGTTGATGATGAAGTATCTGCTGGTAGTGGAGCGACATTAGCAAAGGCTTTTGTCGATGAAATCGGAACAAATCAAATCTTAGTTCATCAAAATTCACGAACAGGATTTAATTCTTTTCCAAGTAGTGGAACTATTACCGGTGGCGGTGGAGATACTACTATTACAGGAGCTGAATCAACAAGTAGTGCAGATCCTCATACCGGACAGCTTTTATATATAGAGAATAGAGCGGCAATATCTAGAACCTCTACTCAAACAGAAGATATTAAAATCGTAATTACAATGTAGGAAAGAAAATGGCGTCAACACTTCAACAAAATACTTTCTCAGCAACTTATAAAGATGATTTTCTCGATAGTGATAATTATCATAGAATTTTATTTAACGCTGGTAAAGCGCTACAGGCGAGAGAGTTAACTCAACTTCAAACAATTATTAATAAAGAAGTTGAGAGATTTGGTAAGAACATCTTTAAAGAAGGTGCCTTAGTAAGGCCAGGCGGAGTTGTTCTAGAAACTAATAGAGAATTTATTAAGCTTGTTAATGGTGATGCTGATTTTGCTAATGTTCAAGTCGGAGACGAATTTACTTCAAATAATCCAAACGGAATTAAATTTAAAGTTTTAGAAAAAGTTGCTGCGTCTTCTTCACCTTCCACAGAGCCTGATACTTTATATGTTCAATATACAGACGTTTCGGCAGGAACAGGTGGATCATCCGCAATTAGAGTTGCTGATGGAGCTATACTGACAGGTCCTGTATTTAATGCGGCAAACTTAACACTTACAGCCGCTGCCTCAAATGCAACCGGAACTGGAAGTAGAGTTTCTGTTAATAACGGTGATTACTTTGTTCAAGGACATTTTGTCTTTGCTAATGAGCAATCAATCATTCTTTCTAGATATTCATCAACTCCAACAGCAGATATTGGTTTTAAAATTGTAGAAAATGTAGTTACTGCTGATGACGACGCTGATCTCTACGATAATCAAGGTGCTACTCCAAATATTGCTGCAGACGGCGCTGATCGATATCAGATTAAATTAACTCTCACAACGAGAGATCAACTTGCTTCTAATGAAAACTTTGTTTATCTTGCTAAAGTTGAAAATGGTAGAATTGTAGACCAAGTAGAAAAAGAAGATATTTACAATACAATTGGTGATTTTATTGCGTTAAGAACAAAAGAAGAATCAGGTGATTATGTTGTATCTCCTTTTAGAGCTAGTTTTAATAATTTGAATGATAGTAATTTAAGTTTAGATGTTTCTGCAGGTACTGCTTATGTCGACGGTTATAGAATTTCTGTTGATGCTCAAACAATCACCGTACCAAAAGCTCAATCAACTATTGAACTAACTGATCAAAAAATTCCAGTATCTTATGGAAACTACGTTTTAGTGCAAACAACCTCCGGTGAACAAAAAGGTTTGCCGAACATCGATACACTTGAAAAATTAAATTTATACAATGCAATTACTGCAGGTGGCTCTGTGATTGGTACTGCGAGAGTAAGAAACGTAGAAGAAGACGGCGCTTATAACAGATATTACTTGTTTGATATTCAAATGAATGCTGGATCAAGTTTTGCTACTACAAAAAGTATTGGAACATCATCAAGCGCATTTGCTGATATTGAACTAGAAGGTGGTTTAGCAGTCTTAAAAGCTACTAATAATAACTCACTTATTTTCCCATTACCAAACAAAAGTCCTACGTTCTCTCCAGGAGTTACTGATGCTACGATGGACTATAACTTTAGAGCAAGAGTTACCGACACTTCAGACGGCTCTGGAGCCGGAACTTTTACTGCCCCTGCGGGTAGTAAATTTGGTGGGTCAGTGATTGATTATGTTGTAGCTGCCACAAACGGACCAAGCTCTACATCAATTCCTACTTTGTCGACTACTGTTGGTGGTAATACTTTAACATACACCGGTGGTTCATCAACTACTGCTTACGAATTAATTGCTACTTTCAACGTCGATGCTGAAAATACTAACCATATGAGAACAAAAACTCTCAACGAAATAACTAACACTGTTGCTTGGAATACAAATACAGGAACAGGAGATTCAAACGGCAGTGGTCAACTTGTTCTTGATTTAGAATATGCTGACGTATATAAACTTTTAGAATTAAAAACTCCGGATGCAGCCGGCACAGATATTAGTGATTTGTTTACTTTTGATAACGGTCAAAGAGATAACTTTTATGCTGGAGGTCGACTAATACAAAAACCAGGAACAACCGTTCCAACAGCAAATATCTTTTACAAAATACAGTATTTTACACATAACGCTTTATCTGGAAGGCCTGGCTATTTTAGTGTAGAGTCATATGAAAATGCATTTAACAATGGATCTCTTACTGGTGGAGCTCTTACCGGAGATGCAGCGTATAAAGCAATTCCTGATTATCAAAAAGCAGATGGTTCAATTATCAATTTAAGAGATACTTTAGATTTTAGACCAGTACAAGGTACTGGCGATGACGATGCATATGATAGTAGTGGAGGTATTGTTAACTTTATTCCAAGACCTAGTTCTTCAATTACCGCCGATATTACTCATTATGAGAGAAGAAAAGATAAATTAGTAGCTGTTGTTACCAATACTAAAGACGACAGAGAAGGTGCTGGCCAAGTTGTATTACAACAAGGTGTTTCTTCTATTACCGATGCTCAAGAACCTAACACACCTACAGGATCTTTAACTCTTTATAATTTCGATTTAAATCCATATACGTTTAATGAGTCAGATTTGACTAGCGAATTTATCTCTAATAAAAGATTTACTATGAGAGATATTGGTAGACTTGAAAATAGAATTAATAAATTAGAAGAATTAACTACATTGAGCTTACTTGAGTTAGATGCTTCTTCTATATTGATATTAGATTCTAGTGATAATCCTAGAACAAAAGCAGGATTCTTAGCAGATAACTTCAAAAGTGAAGCTTTTTCCGATGTAACAAATCTTGATTACAGAGCTGCGATTGATTTCGATAGATTTTCATTAAGACCTACAGTTTGGCCGAAAAATACTCGCTTGATTTATGATTCAGCTAATGGAACTGATATGGTAAATAAAGGAGATTTTTTACTTCTTCACATCGAATCAAATGAAAATTTAATTTACCAAGATAAAGCTACTCAAATATTAAATGTTAATCCATTCGCAGTTATTACTAATACCGGTCATATTGATCTTTCTCCTGCATCAGATGATTGGGTAGAAATAGAATACGTTCCAGATAATATTGTGAATGCCGCTGATAACGTTAGAAGAAGAGGATCAAGAAACACCACCGCAAATTTATCTAATTGGAGAAGTTCTTGGTTTGGCTCTCCTACAAGTGGAGGAATTGGAGGAAGAGTTGATGTTATTGTTTCTTCAAATGTTGTAAGAGATGAAATTGCTGATAGGTTATTAGAAGTAACAATTATCCCTTGGATGAGATCTCGTAAAATTGGATTTAGAGTTCAAGGTCTACAGCCTAAAACTCCTTACTTTGCTTTCTTCGGTGGCGAATCAATTGCTGATTGGATAAGAGGTGGACCGCCATCATTAAACCCATTTAATCGATTTACATTAACAAATGATGATAATGGAAATGTATATAATAACGCTAGCGGTCATCCGGATGGATCTACTACATTAACAAGTGATTCTGTCGGAAGTTTAGCAGGAACATTTGTAATACCAAGTACTCCAAGTCTAAGATTTAGAAGTGGTAATCAAGAATTTAAGTTATTGAATATTTCGGTTGATTCTGACGCAGGAGCGACCAGTATTGCAAGAACTAATTTCTTTGGTCAAGGTATTATTGAAACTAGACAAAGAACGATACGAGTTACTAGAAATATCGTAACTGAAAGATTGACGAGAATTGCTGCTCCAAGAAGAGATCCTCTTGCGCAATCATTTAGAGTTGATCACATTCAGAATCCTAATGGTGTATTCCTTACATCAGTAGACATTTTCTTTGCGACGAAATCTTCGACTGTTCCTGTACAAGTTCAAATTAGAGCGATGGAAGCTGGAGTTCCAACAGGTGAACCAATTCCTGGCGCAGTTAAGTTCTTACTACCTGGAAGTGTAAATGTGCAGGCTTTATCTGGTGCAAATATGACAAACGTAAGAGCTGCACCAACCAATTTTGAATTTGATGAGCCAGTATATCTATCTCCTGGAGTCGATTACGCAGTTGTTATTATGGCAGAAACTACTGATTATAATGTGTATGTAGCTCAGACAAATGAGTTCTTAGTTGGATCGACAGAAGCTAGAATTACAAAACAGCCTACATTAGGATCATTGTTCTTATCGCAAAACGCTAGAACGTGGACTCCTGATCAAAACAAAGATTTAATGTTTAGACTTAAGACTGCTAGATTTAAGTCTTCTGGCAATGTTACATTAAAAAATAATACACTACCTAAATATCTTCTGCCAACAACTAATCCTTTTGAAAGTATTAACGCAACAAAAGGACTAAGAGTTTTCCATGAAGGACACGGATTTGAAGTTGGCGATCAGGTCCATATTGCTGGTCTTGCAGCTGGAACTTATAATAACGTATCAGCTTCTGATATCAATGGTGGTCGCACAATCACTAAAGCTGACTGGACAGGTTATCAAATAGAAGTTGGCGGTTCAAATAATTTCAACGCCACCGGAAGATTTGGAGGAACTGGAGTTTGTGCATCACAGCAAATCCATTACGACACTTATTTCCCGGCTGTAACGAATATATTACCAGATAATACGACTCTTTCAGCCTCAGTAAGGTTGACAAATGCAACTTCTTGGGCAGATTCGGCTGACACACTAGGAAGAAATAATAGTACAAATAATTATGTTAAACCTGTAGCTTTTTCAGATATTACATTAAATGAATTCAATACTTTGAATTCGCCTAAAGTTATTTTATCTGATTCAAATGAAGCTGGATTACTATCTGGATCCAATTCGTTCGATCTTAAATTGACACTATCAACTACTGATACGAAGGTTTCACCTATTATCGATATGCAAAGAGCATCCTTTACTGGATTTGAAAATATTATTGATAAACAAGTTTCAGGTGGCACTGGTGGTAATACACCACTTTCTTTTGTTGATGAAACAAACTCTGTTGGTGGTACTCATGCAGCCAAACATATTGCGACTCCGGTTGAGCTGGCATCTCCAGCTGTTGGATTAAAGCTTATACTATCTGTAAATAGACCTTCTGAAGCTAATTTCCAAGTGTTCCATAGAACAGCTACTGCTGACGAAGTATTAACTGATAAATCTTTTGTTGAAGTAACAAGAGAAGCGGATCTCGCTCCAGATGAAGATGGAACTACATTTAGAGATTATGAGTTCTTGGCTGGTGGTCAAGGCGGCCAGTTAGACGCATTTACACAATTCCAAATTAAGATCGTAATGAATACGACAAATTCATCTAAAGTTCCAGTATTTAAAGATCTAAGGACGATTGCTCTGGTAACATAATGAATAGATACGTAAAGGTTGAAGGACATACCGGATTTGTAAGAGATAAAACCACAGGAGCGGTATTGAATATAAATACAAATGAAATTGACAGAGCTGTAAGAAGAAAAGCTCAAAGAAGAGAAGAACAAGAAGAACTTAAAACTTTAAAGCAAGACGTCAGTGAAATGAAAGTTTTACTTAATAAAATTTTAGAGGCAACAAATGGCAGTAACACAAATAGCACTAAATGATCCAGTATCTACACTGGTTACAAAAACGAATACAATATCTACTAATTTAGGAGATGCAGCTGCACTGACAACTCCCGTTACAACAAATCTTGTTGCAGCAATTAATTCAGTAAACGCAATTACGAATAATCAACTAAATGATTCGGCCGAAATTAACTCTGCTGTCAGAGATAATTTAGAGAATACTGGAAACGTCACATTAGGTGGAAGTACGATTGCTGATATCCTTTCAGATTCAGCACATATTACTACTCTTACCACTGTCACAGGAACACTTACTGATATCACAGGTAATTCATTAAATTATACAACTGGCACTCTTGGTACCGCCAATATTACTACATTTAATATTGATAGTCTATCTCTTACAGATGCAAAACAGTTTACAATTAAGAATTCATCTGGCACAGTAATTCTTGGAGGATATTTACTGTCAACAAGTAATGTAGCAGGAACTCCGTAATGACTGTTCGAACTCCTGTCTATTGGGATGGCTCTGCTATTAGAGAGATGTCTACTGCACAAATGGATGAAATTAAAAAGAGAGTCATCTACTTGTACGGAGGAAGTACGTCTACAACTGAACTATATTACACTGGTAGTAGTGGAAATCTAAATGAACTTAGAGATTACAGAGACCGCGCTGGAACTGAATCACATCCTGCCGATGATTTTAATACTTCTCCAGGTGCGGCTGATGACGCAGGAACATTTACTGTTCGAGATCATGTGACACAAGCAACAGCTAATGGAACAGATGTAGATGAAGTTGCTACCTACAACGTTCATTATCCGTTATATGTAGATGGTACTAATGGTCTTCGTGCTATGTCTAAGGAAGATTTTAGAGATACTTTTACTAAACCTGTAATTGAGCAGCTTGTAGACGGCAATGATTATGATGGAACTTATAAAGTATTACAGACAAATAGTCCAGGAGATCCAGGTACATTAAATCATACACTTGTTAGTGAGTTTCCCATTTATAAAGATACAAGATTTAATATAGCACTTCATGGTGGTGTCTTACAGTCTAATAGTGTAGCAGCTCGAACTCAAGAAATATTATCTTTATCTAGCAGAGATCAACCGGATAATGGTGGTGACAGATTGTGGTACTTATGGGTCGCTAATCAAGGAAGTTACTATGGAAATCCAGGTGTAATAAAACCGTTAAGATGGTCATTTTCTGATAGTGCAATTTCAACTATGTCAGACGCCGATTGGGATGATATGTTATTTAAAGAAATACAGTACGTATCAGGAACTAACGCTCCTGCTGGATATGGAATAAGATACGAATTTAGAAGATCTCAAACTATAGGTGACGCATACTCATTTCCCGCCGATCCTGCGTACGCAGGTGGATGGAATGTCAAAGGTGCTACTATGACAGATACAACACTTAACTCTGATGTAGTAATTTTTGATCAGGACGGGGCTAACGAGTATCGGTCGCAAAATTTACCTACTGGCTCGCCAGAAGATGAGCACTCTTATCAACTTATGATTTACAGGATATAAAAATGCACGGACATAAATTATACTCAGCAAGATTTACCAACAATCAAAGATCTACAATTTTGGTACAATGGCAATCTCATAAAACTGGAGCTCTGAGAGAAACTCATGTTTCAGTATCTGAACGAGACAACATGTTTAAACATTTAATGACATTGACAAATTTAGATCAAATTGAAAAGAATACGGTTGAATATGGAAAACAGCAAACAGCATTCATTAAAGAATATTACAAAAATGTAGTTGAGCGAGGATATAAAAACAGAACTCAAACCATTGACGGCGCTTTTGTGTATGAAGACATTTTAAACTTTATTTTTAAGTTTGATCCTGAAAAAAATGACGAAATTCTTTTTGATCTAAAACTTGGTATCTTTGACATGGAAGAAATTACAATGGATGATTCTCAAACTGAATTAAAAGAATCAATTCGTACCGCTAAAACTCCTATAGAATTAATTTATTTACTAGCAGAATCTGGTCTATTTCCGAATATGCCAAAGAAAACTACACCGAAGAAAAAAAGAGCGCCTAAGAAAACTAAAACAGTAGTTGATTCAAGCCCAGATAGTGAACAAATTTAACGTCGTCATTGAATTTGTTTCCTAAATAAACGTATTCTTTTGAATATTTTTTATTTAAGTCTTTTAAATATTTTTTATCTGGATCTATCTTCATCATAGTTGCCCAAGAGCTAGGAAGATATTTTACTTTTAATTTGTGTTTTACCATTTCCCAAACGAAATCTTCTTCTCCGTTAACAGGCCCGGGTTTTGAACCGTTCTTGATAAAGTATTCTTCCCAATAGAGCTTATTCTTTTTAAATTCTTCGTAAATGAATTGAGTATCTTTTGGATAGAATTTATAAAATCCACCGTTTATAAATCTAATGTCTGACCACCAAGAATCAATTGTCAAAAATTCGCCGCGTTCAATAGGATATTCAAATAGCTTTTGATACTCGTTAATTAATTGAATGTCAATGTCAATTACACATATTGGTTCATCTAAATCACTATTAAAGAAATGCAATTTATTCCATTGCAATTTAAAATCTTCTTTTGCTTCATTTATAATCTCAATATTTGGAATCTTATCTTTTAGATATTTCTCATATTCAATACTATACCGATCACCAATTCTAACTGCAAATACTTTTACTGCCATAATTCTTTTACTTTCGGAAATATTTCAGCTGATTGATGTAACTCAAAACGAGTAGCGTCTCTTTTTTGTGGATCAGTGTTAAACACACATACTATTTTATCATCTCTTATTTTATGCCTGTCCATATCATCAGGCCATTCGCATCCCCAATTAAAAGAATAGTATAGAGAAGATGGTACAAATTGAAATAAATCTAAATGTCTAGTTGTAATAAAATTATCAGAACCGCCATGAAAACAGAAATAAATTTTCTTCCAATTTTCTAATAGATCATTCCAAATAGATTGAAACATGTCTCCTTCCCAGATATATATGCCTCCATTATTACGAGCGCCGTATCTCTTTCTCCATTCTGGTTTTGCTTCATCGTTCATGTTATGCCACCATGATCTACCGGTAATTGGTTTATCTTTAAGTAGATCTAATAAAGGTCTCATATCGTTATGAATGATAACATCGATATCAAAAGCGATTTTAATTCCTTTGAGACCCCAGCATTCAGGATTAAAATAATTTAATTTTGGTCTATCCCATAATCGAGGTAAACCATTGAGAAAATCATTTGAATTAAGCATCGCTTCAGGAGTTGATTCAGGTAATTCTGTTCCAAAAGGTAATATTTCTATATTACTATCTAATCCATCTGTATCTTCTGTTTGACAATAAAATTTAAATTCAGCTGGCAGATGTCTTTTTACCATGTTGTGTAATTTATTAATATAGTCTGCAGAATACTTGTCACCCCACTTTGAGCAGATAACATGAATCATCTTTCACCTATTACCATATATCTTTCATGGTGATCGTCATAAGTATGAAAAGGTATTTTACCAGAATAATATATGTCTTGAATTCCTGTTTGTTCGATAAATTCTTCTAAAGAATCTACACAGTTAATATGCGCCATTTCTTCTCTAAAGTTATTTGACTGAAAAGCACAAAGGCCTTTACAATTGAATTCATTCATCGGTAGCATGTGTTCGCACGATGTATTAATAATTAAGTCACCTTGTAATTCATCAAAATCAAAATTAAGATCCATACAATGCGTTTGAATTAAATTACCAAATTCAGTTTTTGTATACCATAGTCTTTCTGCGATACTTAAAGTTTGTTCATCAAAATCTACTAAATGAATTTTAAATATATCTGAAAATTTAGACATCAAAAGAGGAACTAATATCGTTCCATACCATGATCCTAATATCCATATATCTTTCTCTTTCTTATTAACAAATGGATGCATCATCAATTTTTCAATTAACCATGATTTTGCATATACTTGATTTTCAGAAAATGATTTTGCAAAATCACTTACTCGATGAGGTTCATCGCTTGCTAATCTTTCAAGCCATTTTGAATATTTCCAAAATGGAATTGGTATTCTTCTCATTGTAGAAGTTATAGCCATTCTTTACCTTCTCCGTCATATGACATAATATAAACATCAGCATTTGGATCACAGCGATATGATCCAACTAATCCTGTTTCAAAAAAATCAATACTTTTAAAATGTCTGTGTTCTAAATACTTATCAACTCCATCAAATAGTCTAAGAGCTTTATTTTTGTCTTTTAAAAATTGATTCCACACATGTTGCCTTTTTGATTGATTGTTCCAACTCATAACTGAAGAATTGATAGAACAATAACCATATAAATTTCCTATTGTAATACGCTTTAATTCTTCTAAGTCTTCCCAGTCAGTTTGAAGTAAAGTCATATGTTCTTGTGGTTGAAATATATTTTTTATGTCTTTTAATATTTTAATATCTAGATCAAAAAAGATTCCTTCATCTGAAAATTCTTCTTCGTTAAAGAATCTCATTTTATTCCAAACCGTTGGCAAAGAATCGTCTGCCGGCATTGTTTCAAAATCTTTACTTAAACTTTCGTCATCAGTAATTACAATTAAATCGCCAACTTGATCTGCAAGTCGATACACGTAATCATTACTATATTTTGTATTTACTTTTAAACAGTATTTTTTCATTCAATTCTATCAATATATTTTATGCCATTTAGATCTTCTAAATTGTAATTATCTATTTCACCTACATTTATTAATCCCCAACCATCTAAAGATACATTATTTTCACGTGCCCAGTTCATAGCTTTTTTCTTTACTTCATCAAAATTTTCTTGAAACTCAGCTCCGTAATTAAATATTATTTGAAAATCTGCTGACCATGTTTTTAAAGGTAAAATGTTCTCGTCTGATACATGCTCATCTCTATCCATATAAGCATCATAAGGAGGTTTTCCAACTTGGCAATAATTTAAACTAACTGTACCAGGCGTTTGTGCAAAATTCCAATCTTTTCTTTCAAGTTTATATCTAGGTCTAGGTTTAAATGTACAAACAATAGACTTACGATTTCCTTTATGAATATTTTCTATTCTGTGAATAATGATATTAAGATCCTCAATGGCTTGCCGAACACGTGAAGGCGCGTTATGAAAATAATCAGATCTTTTTTCGTCGTATATATTATCAATTCCTATGGCTTTTTCAAAATATGTGTGTAGTATATTTAAAGATTCTTGATTGCTTAAATCTAGATCTGTAGGAATATCATTGTCGTATTTATTTATGGTGTTTATACATTTTGCAATACGCAATAAATTATAATCTAAATCATCGTATAATCTATTAAATCCATATATTCTATCTCTTTCGTATATGTTATATTTAACGGACTGAACCTCGTCATACCACATGTGACTAAACTCATTATCATATGGAATAATATCTATATCACAACCGTTATCGAATATAATTTTCATTAGTAGTAATCCTTAAATTCTGGAAAAACAGATTTAAATGTTGTTTGTCTTCTTTTATCTGCTTCTCTTAAGTAGATTGTTAAATCTAGTCTTTTTTTACTATGGTCATCATCTTTATGATTTTGCCAATATCTGTAAATTCTTTCCATTTTATGAGTTTCAAACTCAGTAAACCATTTTGAATTTTTCATATATTGCCAGCTTTCTTCAATATAATGGCCTTCTTTCATTATTTTACAGTCCATAAAATTAGGGTTTCTAACGTAATGCAAATGAATAGTTGGACCTCTGCTATACTCTTGTTTAATTAACTCTATATCTTTTAAAAGATCTGTGAAACTACTAATGCATAAAGCATTATATGCACACATTATTGAAACTTCTACTTCAGGTAACTCTTTCATTATTTTCTTCAAGTTGTTTATCCAATTATTATAATTCATTCCGTATCGTATATAATCATTTCTTTCGCCATGAGCTTCAGCGCTTGTATAAAGTTCAAAATTTTTAACACGCTTTTTGTCTATAATTTTTCTTGCAGATTTTATAAATTTATTAATCAGTTTATCAGGTGTTCCTAAATTAGTATTAATACCTAAAGTGAAATTAGTATTAGGAGTTTTTGTTTTTTCTATATAATCAAGAACTTCAAAAGTATCTTTTGCCATTAATGGTTCACCACCAGTCATTCTAAATGTATGTAAATTTTTATACAAACTTGGCCACCATTTCCAAAATGCTTCTTGATATGGATTGTATTGGTTATTCGGTATAGGTATTCGTCCTAACATTTTTGTTGGTTCTAAGTTATGATGCCTTTGTGATGTTGGATAAGGGCCGTATTGTTTAATTTCATCCATCCATTTTGAACTAGAATGAGTATTACAGTACATACATTTAAAATTGCAAGCATTACTAAAACTTACTTCAACATAGGTTGGATCAAAGTTTTCGTCACCTGACATTTTTGATATCTCATTAAAATGAGGATCACTCCAATCAAAACTACTTTTGTAATGACGATCACTAAACACACCCTCTTTTGAATCTTCTAATCTCCAACAATAATCACATTCTTTAGGCCTAACACCTTTAAGCATTTCTTTACGGCGTTCTTTTTTAAACATCGTATTATGTAGAGCGGTTGGATTATCTCTTAACTCATGTAAAGGAATTGTGTGCAATGATGGATGGTGACAAGAATGTGTTTGGCCATTTTGTAAATGAATAGTTACTTGTGTCCACTTAGCAAGGCATAAGCTTGGACTAATAGAATCTAATTTATTTTTTGTATTATGCAAATCTTTCAAAACTATCTTTTCCTTCTCTTAATCCATATACGTTACACCCAGAACATGGATGCATTGAACGTTTTCCTTTTTTTAACATTCTTCTATATTCATCAAAATAATTCCATACTTCTTCAATATGTTTTTCTTTTAAGTTACCACCACATATAGTTTTATTCCAATCATTAACACATAGAAAAGCATCGCCATTAAAATCAATAAACATCTTATAGAAAGGTAAATAACACGGTCTATCAAAGTGATGTTCTGTAAAATCAGAATAAATTTCATTTCTATTTACTTCATAATCTGGTCCATTATAATAATGTTTATAAACTACTTCAAAGTCTTGTAGAAACGAAGAAAAATATTCTTCTTGGTCGTCGTCATACATTGATATTTTTATGTTTGTAACTCCTGCCTCATGAAGAGTTTTTGCTTTATATTTATCGAGATAATCTCCATTTGTAATTACTGTTACTGCTTTTAAATTTAGATCTTTAATAACTGTTTTAATAATATTTTCTAAATTTTTATGCAATAACGGTTCTCCCATTCCTGCCAATGAAATAGAACCAGTATATGAAATATCTTTTAAATTTTTATTAATAGCTTCAGCAGTATCATATTCTATTTTCTTTTTTGTATTAGGATAACCTACACCACGAGGACAAAACGAACATGATCGATTACAGACGTCGATTGGATCAATTTCTATTTTTTGAATGAGGTTTGTTTTCATACCAAGTTTCTTTATCACACAAAGCCATTCGACCTTCTCGAGTAGCTATAGTTTTATTTATGTCACTATAGTTATTTATTAACACATAATTACCATGCGTTTCTCTACAATCGTATTCTGATTCAATTATTGATTTTGTTTCAAGCATTCTTTCAACGTGAAAAGGTATTTCAATTAGCATTTCCGTTAATTGATTCTCTACACCACCGATACAATGGTGTGCATGCCTGAGATCTTGAATCTGTTTTATAAAATACTCATTGCCATAACACCATCCAAATCGAATACCAGGTAGAGGTAAAGATTTTGTCATTGTTTTAAATCTAATTAAATTAGCTCTATCGTTATATTGAATAGGATAAAAATCGGAATATGCTTCATCCAACATCACCCATTGATATTCATCACATAATGAATCTACCTGATCAAGCATTAAAATACTTCCATCATTACCATTGTGAGAAGCGACATATGCTATATCTTTTCCGGATTCTACTTTATAGGCATCTTTATAACCTTTAACAGCTTTCCATGAATTGCCAAATATATCTAATCCTAAATTATTTAAAGCACAAAATTGAACAACACGATTGATTAAATCAGAAATACCAAATCCTATTGCAATGTTATACGGTGATACGTTATGATAGTTTGATAATATATTATAACATTCTGAAGCTTCTGCAAAATGATTTGAATCAAATTTATAGTTTACGTATCTATCAATACAAACGTTAAAAGATAAATCTAATCGGTTATCGTTTTTAAAATGTTTTTTTGTCCAGTCTGGTCTAATATTTTCCATAATCTATCATTTTTAATCGATTAAATGCCCAAGCTCTTTCTTGACAATTAAAACATTTATTGCATCTTTTTCCTTTAGTTGCACAACACGTATGAGCATACTTTATAATTTCATTTATTTCTGGAACATGTTCTAAGCCTATTTTTAAAACTTCGTCTTTATACATTTCGCCAAATGGAGTTTTTATACAACTATGAACTTTTTCTTCTTTTATTATTCTTGTTGGAATATCAGCATCATGCAATACCGGTATAGGAGGATTTTTTGTAATTCCAATGTAAACAAGATCAACTTCATTTTGTTCTAATATTTTATTAGCTGCATATATGCCTGATCTTTTTTTAACTAATGGAAAAGTTTTAAATGATCTATATTCAATATTTAAAATGTCACATATTTTTTTGGCAAATATTTTGTTATTAGTTATTTGTTCATAACTATAGCCAATTACTTTATGTTCTTTTCTAGTAATCGCTGCTAGTATACTTGAATCTAGCCCGCCTGACATTAAGACTGCAATTTTCAATTTATATTCTCCGTTCCATCTGTGTAATGTAAAGCCTTTGGATTTTTAAAATTATGATAACCTACTAATGAATTCCATTCTAAAGGCAGACTTCCTATTTCATTATCTGTTAACCATTTAAACTGATGTAAAAATAAACCTTTTACATTATTAATTAAATCAGGATTTAATATTGAATTTTTAGGATGAGCACAATTCCATAAAATTAATGAAGACCAATTTTTTCTTTTATACGTTGTTTGAACTTGACCTTCCATTTTAAATTTAGATTTAGGAATATATTCTGGATGTTTACAAACCATGACAGCGTAATTATTATCAATTAATTTTATTAAGTTGTTTACATTATCTAAAAATATAAAATCACTATCACAATAAAATGCCCATCCTTTACGTTTACATATATGTGGAATTAAAAATCTGGAATACGTAAATTCTGTAGATCCATCTTGAATTCTAGTAATTAAATCATTAGGTGTCGGTTCAACACTTAATCCTAATGAGTGTTTACATCTATCGTAGTCTTTCTGGTACCGACTGTCATAGCCAACAAAATATCTCATATTCTATCCTCTTGTGTAATATTATATAGAGGTCCTTCATAATATCCTTGAGTTATATTTCCATTTGTGACATTATCGATTCTATTCGAAGTTGTTAAATTGCCATTTCCCCATGTTATTAATCTGTTTTTATTATTCATAAAAATTTCTATTTTTTTATTGGTTACCAAATAAACCGGTACTTGCGAAAAAGTTCCTAGAGTTGTTAAACCACTTCTTTCGGACACAACATATTTTGAATGAATCATATTATCTAATATCCAATCGAATTTATTTGTGTAGTCGAATTCAATGATATCGTAAGAAGTATCATAGAAAGGCGATAAATCAATTCCACGATTATCTCCAAATCCATCAAACCCTACGTTTGAACTCTTTTTTATCATAATTTGATTTTTATCACCAATCCATTTTCTTTTAAAATACCACATTGAATTGACATATTCGTGTGAAGCATATTTTAATTCTTCAGCGCTGGTGTATATATTGAAATTTAAATTCAATCCGTTATCTTCAAATTGCTCACATATGAATTTAACTCTACTTAAATTAGTTTCTTCGTCTTCAGGTTTAAACTTATCTAATTCAGTTTTTGATAATATAATAGCTATTTTAGCATCTCTAGGTTTTAATCGTAATTTATGAAGCTTTAAATATTCTGTTAATCTATTTGCAATTGATGTTATAACTAATCCACTATCCCAACATGTGTTTAAAACAATAATATCATCGGCATGTTGAATACTAAAATAACTTCCAGAACTATATAATCTTTTCATATTTTTAAACTTTCAATGAGAGGAATTGAATTTAAATCTACTGCAATAAAGAATGTGTAAGTATAATCTTCAGTAGCAAAAGCTCGATGTTCATCAACAACGCTAGATAAATATATTCTTCCTGGTTCAAAGTCTTTTAATTTATATCCATTTGAATAATGAAAATGATATTCTTTATCTGTCTTATTCGTTCCCCAAAGCCTAAGGTGCGTAATATAATCAGGAAGCATATCAACATGTGGTTTTAGATGGCCGGTATTATTCCACCATAAAATACAAGATCTTAACATATGATTTGAAATTATCTCTAAAGGTTTTAGACTTTCTAATTTCATTACCTCTGTATGAGATCTAAAATCCGGATACCAATATATTTTATCTGGATGATGATCAGCCCAGGTATCAAGAGGCCAACACCCTGGATCTATTTTATTATCCAAACTTCCATTCATATTAACTAATGGCAATCCATATCTAGGAAATTGTGTATGAGAAGGTCCCCACTGTTTAAACTTTTCATGATATTCTTTTATTTCTTCTTCAAAAAGTTTACTATCAATTTTAATATCCAAAGGTATAATATAATCAGTATGTAGCTTTTGAAAAATATCATAATTAATCTTGTCGCATAAAGACATTCTATCCATTAAATTTTTTACCATACTATTATTCCTTTAAACAAGCTACAAAATGAATTCTTTCTATTTCTCTATGAAGATGCAAAAATGAATGCATTTTAGTCGTGTCAACTAAATAACTTTGACCTACGTCTGGCATTCTATAAATTTGATCTTCATGATAAAACATACTTAATTCAGTTGTTTGAAGTGGAATATGAATTCTTTTT